TTGGAGGCCATCCGATGAGCACATGGGCCGAGAAGTCTTGCTTTTATGGGACCCGGACTACTCGGGACACGAAACGTACATTGAATGTGCGTTCGCGATGTCCCTGCATAAGCCGATCGTCAAGGCTGGCCAGCATGAGCGTGTCCCCCTGTCAATGGACGTCTATGCCAAGCTTTTCCGGTGCCCGAACATCGCTCATGCCATCCGCTTTGCGCTTAGCCTCCCCCTCTGATAGGCTACTAGCGAAGCGATGGCCCGATGCGCGCCCCTTCCTAGGGCCGCCGCATGGACAAATCCGTTTTTTTCGAATGGCGACGCACCGGAAGCCTTAGGCTGAGAGATAAACTCGTCCTCGACAATATGCGCATAGTGCACAATATCGTGCACCGCTTCGCTAAAGGCTCGGACTATGAGGACTTGGCGCAGGAAGGCGCCATTGGGTTGATTGAGGCGCTCCATAATTATCAGCCCGACAAGGGAGGGTTCTACTCCTACGCCAAGTGGAAGGTACTTTACCGCATACAAGAGTGCATCCGCCTAAAGAAAGGCGTATCCACGTCGCGCAATAAACTGACCAAGAATGACGCAGCCGATTGCCTTTACGGTCCGTTGGACGGCTCACGGCGTGACAACTCGCAGACTGAGGTAGGGGCCGAACGCGCGGAAGCCCGTAGGACGGTGCGCCGTGTCGTGCGAGATCTCCACCCCCGAGAGTTGGAAGCCTTGATCGCAGCATGGGAGGGCGCGACACCCAAAGAATTAGGTGAGCTGCTTCGTTGCGACCCCCGTAAAGCTTTGGAACTAGTTGACGCATTGCGCGAACAAGCGACGGAAATTGTAGACGTGGCTGAGGATCTCTATTGCTGGAAGTGTAAAGGCGACGAGCATTCGTGTCCCCATGCGTAAGCGTACCGTAGAAGAGCACTTGATCGAGATTGAGAGGGAGCGCGGTAGGCGTTCTCTACACTATTTCATCTCTAAAGCCTGGCACGTTATCGAACCTGCCGCGCCTTACATGGACAATTGGCACGTCGCATGTATAGCCGAGCACCTCCAAGCGATGACGGCCGGGCAATTGCGTAACGTGATATTCAACGTCCCGCCGGGCTCGGGCAAATCCAACGTCGTTAGCGTGCTGTGGAACGCGTGGGCATGGCTCCGCAACCCTGCGGAGACCTTCCTTTATACGTCATTCGACGGATTGCTCACCAAGCGAGACGCGGGCAAGGTGCAAACACTCATATCCTCGCCTTGGTTCCAAGCCAGGTGGAGCGATTTGTTTCGCTTGGATCCTAATGACGGCGTGGGCGAATTCAACGTGTACGACGCGCACGGCCAGCCTACGGGTGGTTGGCGCTTCTCCACTTCGGTGGACGGTAAAACGACGGGGCGCCACCCCCTGAACCGCGTAATTGACGATCCTATCAAGCCTAAGAACGTCACTAAGCTGTCATTGGACGAGGTAGTCAATTGGTGGCAAACAACGATGGCCTCCCGCGGCGATCATCGCGTGCGCCGCACCGGCATCATCATGCAACGCGTAGCGGAGAACGATCTTTCGGGCCACGTGCTGGCACACGAAAGCGGATGGGAGCACGTGTGCATCCCTCTCGAGTACACAGGTAAGACGTTCTCTACGTCCATCGGATGGGAAGACCCGCGCGCGGTGGAAGGCGAGTCATTCTGGCAAGAGCGCTTTACCCCTACAGTCATTCAAGAAATAAAAACTAACAACGATCCGACCGTCGTTTCCGCGCAGTACGGGCAGAACCCCGTTCCCCCCGGCGGTTCCATATTCAAAGCCGAGACATTCAAGCGCTGGACGCTCTCCCCCGCTACAGTGGACGACTACACGTATCAAGGGCGAGTCAAATCTTCTCTGCCCTCTGACGGTTTCTATCTCCAGTCTTGGGACTTTTCTTTCAAGGGCACGGACGGCTCCGATTGGTGCGTGGGTACTTGCTGGTACGTAGCGGGCGCGCAATTCTCCCTGATAGACTTGGTGCGGCGGCGCCTCGAATTCGCGGATCTCGTGGACGAGGTAAAGAGCTTCGCGGCGAAATGGCCTAAGGCTCACACGATTCTTATCGAGGACAAGGCCAACGGGCCCGCTATCATGTCCACCCTAAAGCGCGTCGTCCCTGGCATGGTTCCATATTCGCCCGGCGCGGACAGCAAGGTCACGCGCGCCATGGCCGTGCAAGGTGTGTTCAGGGCAGGTAACGTATTTTTCCCTGACACGGGTAACGAGTACGCGGCGGTATGGGCGCACGACTATGAAACCGAGCTTATAGGGTTCCCACGCGCGGCGCATGACGATCAGGTGGACAGCACCTCACAGGCGCTAGAGTATGCGGCTTCTAACATGACCTTTATTCCTGACATGAAAGACGCAGTGGACAATCTCGAAAGGGAGCTACTCGGATGAGAGTGCGTTGGTGCAAGGATTGTGACGAGATTGTCTTAGGGGACGAGCGATGCCGCTGCCTCGAAAAGCATTGGACGGAGCGTCTGTTCATTTGGATCATGGCGTTGGGTGCGGGCATATTGCTAGGACTGGCGTTCGGGAGGATTTGGCCATGACCGACAAGTGCCCGTGCGTGTGCCATGGTGGCGACGGTCCGCACGCTTGCGCTTGTCCGTGTCGCGTGCGGGACGCGCAGCCGGTCGGACAAGGGCGTAAGGACGACGCGGGCAAGCTGGAATGGTCCCTTTTGCCCAAGGGCTCGTCGCACGCTGTCATTCGCGTGCTCATGTTCGGGGCTAAGAAGTACGGGCGCGAGAATTGGATCCAAGTGCCAGAAGCTCGGCAACGATATTACGATGCTCTCATGCGTCACATGGATGCTTGGTGGCAAGACCCCAAGTCCAAAGATGCGGACACAGGGGAGAGTCATTTGGCGCACGCGATATGCTGCGCGATGTTCCTTCTCTACCTCGATACGAATGGAGGGTGCACGTGAAATACGGTTCCGTAGAATGGCGCCGCGCCGCATTGGATGCTAGAGAGAAGTACGAAAAACAATTGCGCTCTACGGGGGTGCACGTGCCTGGATTGCTACGCCACGCCCGCAACAATAGAAGCCCGGCAAGCTTGTCCCGTGCACCGGATAAATTACACATGAGCTTCATTATCAAACACGTCACGGATGCTTTCGAGACATTGCGCACCCTGCCCGATGCCCGATGCGTGCGTTGACGTGACGATCACGGATCCCCCGTACTCCGAGCACTGTCAAGCGAACATTTGCCGCGCTCCAATCCTACGAATTCGCCCGCGACCTAGTGCGCGTCTCCAAACGATGGGCACTCTCATTCTGCACGATAGAAGATCTTGGGCGCTTTGACCTGACCTTGGGCCGCAAAGAATTCGTACGCTCGGGTGTGTGGTACAAGCCGAACAGCATGGGGCAGCTCACAGCGGACCGTCCCGCGGCCGCGTATGAAGGCGTGGCCTTCCGTAGCTCCCGTGGCCGTTCCAACGCTTCTTTTCCCCTGTCCGGTGCATGATCTGGAAATGTTCGGGCACCCGAGGTAAGGCAGGCAGACACCCGAACGAGAAGCCCCTCGCCCTCGCCCTTATGCTGGTCGCCAAATTCAGCGAACGAGGGGAAACGGTCTTCGACCCGTTCTGCGGATCGGGCGCAATCGGGCCTGCACGATGCTCGGCCGCCGGTACATCGGAATGGACTTTGACGCGACGTGGTGCGAGCGCGCACGCGCGAGACTCGCCAACGCCGTCAAGGATTGCATGACTGACGCGGAAGCCATCGCACTTTGCAGCATGAAAGGCAAGAACAATGGACAGCCTGACGGTACAGATTCCGTATTTGGAAGCGATGACGGAATTGCGTGAAGCGTACACGGACGTGGAGCTTGACGGCTGGATCGAGTACATACATTCCGGCGTAATGGCCAGGTGCCGCACGCAAGGCATTATCTCCCGCGAGCGCGTCTCGGATGACGTCTTGGAAAGGTTCGACCGGGACCGCGGCGAAATGTGAAAATAAAATCGTGTTCGTCACGAAATTGGCGCGGTCCTTGCTATAGCAATAAGCCTGCCAAGAAATAATGCACGCGACGTGAAATAGTTTATTGACCTTCTCGTTGCACGCGCTATTGTATCTTCATGAAGCAAGGCGATGCGGTGGTTTGCAAGGGTTTCACCGGCAAAGAGTGGACCGGCATTGTCACCTCTGTCGGACACCACGGCGACGGGGACGAGCGCAGCGGAATCCACGCCAAGGCGGAAGGGATCGAAATCCCGAAATACTCCACGCAAGATCGAATCGTCTCTGTCAACGGTAAAGCTTACAGCTATAAGCGCCCGACCAAAGCGGAGCGCTTGGCGGAAATGTTCGGCGCTGATTCGAACGACTGAACAGAAAGCCCGGTCCGATTTCTCGGCCGGGCTGCCAACCCCTGGCACGGAATTCGCAATAGCAAGCCCCGTGCCAATTTCGTGTCGAACACGATTTTATTTTCACAAATCCGCCAAGTCGTCAATGATAGGCAACGCGATGCACCGGCATTGGATGTCCTCGCCAGGGTGGCCGACGCTCGGGGGTGAGCCCCACGAAAAGGTTTCCCTGTCCAGTGCCGCGTGCTCGTCCCGCACGCGCTCATCCCCTGACGTGCTCCATGTGTAGCGCTCCACCCCTACTGATTCCTGCCTCGCCTTATTGATCGCTCCGTTCAATTTGAGGGTTTGGTCTCGCGCGATCAACTCGGCGCGGGATTCCGACACGTTGCCCCGCTCGATCAAGTCGTCGCGCAAGTTCTCCACCCTACGCCCGAGCGGCTTGGCGGGGTCCGAGAAGATGGCTCGCACCTGTGCTGCGTAGTCCCTTGCTGCGGTTTCGACCAGGGAGATGGACACCGCGCGGGCGTCGCGCGCGGCGCGTTGTACGCCCTTGCCGAGCGACTGGAAGCCCACGGGCAAGATCTCCCCGACCGTTTGCTTGTAGGTCTGGTCCAAGGCGTTGCTCATCTTGTCGTGCGCCTTGCCTACCTTGGCTCCGATTTGCGGGAGCACGGTGCGCAAAGCCCCTTCGATTACGCCCGCCGTCGTGGCGTCCACCTTGACCGCGCTCGCGAGACGAGGGGACAGCCGACGCATAAACACGTCATGCATGCCCCGAACGATGGCCGTCACATCCGCTACGAATGTGCGCTCAATCTTTCGCACCCGGTTGCGATTGGTTGTCATAGCTAGGCGGATTCGGGCTTTGCTGGGCTTGCGGTAATGCATTGGGACCTTGCGGGGTGTTCGGGGTGGGCGTGTCCTCGAAAGTCTCAGCGCGCTGCATTGCCGCTTCCAGCGCCTCCACGTCCACTTCCGGCGCGTCCATGCTCCACTCCCCGCGTCCGCTGCGCGCGATGGCTATTTGCTCGGGCTTATATACGTCGCGGTCGAGGTAGACCGCGTCCGCATTGGCGACGGCGAGGCGAGTGTCCGCTTCCTCTTTCGTGCTAGGCTGGCTGAGGGGATGCCACTTAGTTTCGAGCTTCTCAATAGCCTTGCCCTTGCTCGGGGAATCCTTGGCGAGTTGCAATAGGGAAAGCACTTCCCTGATGCGGGGAGTGAGCGAACGCTTCTGGTATGCCGCTACTTGCTTCTCCCACGACTTGACATCCAAGTCTCCCGTTGCGTTCATTCCCGCGGCCGATCGGCCCATGAGAATGGAAACGGGGATCTTACAAGCCGCGCTAAGGCGTTGCATGAAGCGGTCTAGCATTTCTGGCACGCCCGAAAAGGACTGAGTCACGCGGGTAAAGTCCTCGCGCTCCTTATCCACGACCATAGAACGAGTGACGGAGCGCGTCATATCCACCGCGCGCATACGATCGGCAAGCTTGGTGCTTTCATTCTTGGTGCTAAGTAGCTCGGTAAGCCCTTGCATCTTGAAAATGCCCTGCGACGCGTCGCCAAGCATCGCGGCTGCATTGTCCCAACCGGCCGCAAACTTGCGCAACACGTCATACGGGCGCTGCAATACGCTTTGGTCCCACCCCGCCAACTCGGCTTGGCGCTGGAAATCCACCTTGACGCCGCGAAAACGAACGCAGCGCGACTCATGAACTAGGAAAGACTTGGTCGAACGCCCGGCGTAATACGAAATGTTATAGCTGGCAGGCATGCCGAGCTTGGGTCCAAGGTCTGAATAGTAGCTCATGGGTTGCGCATAGCGCCGATCCAACGTGAGCATCCAATCAATGGACTTGACAGCGTTGGGATTGAGCGGCTTATCGAGGGTTTGGCCGTCGTCCAAGCCGAGCACGATAAGCGAGCCCCCGTAAATGCGGGCGTATGTCTCGGCTTCCTCCAATTTCTCGGACAGGTGAAGCTCGGATTCCGTCCACTTATCGAATTCCTCGGCGAGTTGCTTGTCCTTCGCGGTCAAGCAATACCCGTTACGGAACGATTCCTCGACGGGCGCGTCTACAATGGTCGCGCAAATGTCGTCGCCATAGTAAAGAGACTTCAATTCCTGGGAATAGAGCTGTCCATCCCTGGCATAATACCCTGCCGTGGAACGATCGCGCGACGTACCGAAGCCCGTATAGGGGTTGACCCACCCATCCCCCTTGATCTCAGGCGACACGATAGGGCCTTTACTCGTCTTCTGACGTGCCATGCACTAGGGTAGCCTAATTGCACGCTTGCTAATTGCGCTATACTAGTGTAGGAGACTTGTATCGTGTCCAACCCTTGGGACCGCCAGCCGTACGATACCGACGAATCATGGGAAGTGTTCCAAGCTTTCCGCGACGCCCGCCCTCGTCGCGCTCTCATCGTGTTTTTGAAGGGTCGCAGGGTCGATCCAATCAAGGTGCGGGATTGGATGGCGGCGCACTACTGGGCGCAACGCGCTGCGCTTTGGGACGAGCACCTAGACGGCGTGCGGCAAGACACCATTCGCTCGCTGCTCGAGCAGCGGACCGAGGAAATCAGCGCCGAGCACATGGAGATTACCGCGCTCGGGCGATCCGTCGTCCGTCGCGAGATGGAAAAGCTCCTATCGGATGTCGAAGCCGGCGCGCACTCCACCTTGCGCCCGGGGGACTTGATCCGCTTGACGGAGGCGATCGTCAAGCTGGATCGTCTCATGCGCGGGGAGAGTACCGAAAAGGTAGACACTCACATCGATCTCTCGGGCGCGTCATCCGAGGAGCTTGCCGCGATGGAATCTCGCTTGCTGGAATTGTCCAAGTCATCGAAAGGGTAACGAGCAATGGCATATTTATTGGCCATCGATCCGGGTCGCTGTACGGGGTGGGCGCTGTTTACCGCAAGCTGTGAGCTGCATACGTGCGGGGTCACGTCCATCGCCTCTAAAGACATTTGGCCCCTGGAATGGGTCGAACATCCGACACACTTGAACGTGGTAATCGAGCTTCCCCAAATCTACCGCGCCGCGCAAAGTAAGGGCGATCCCAATGATCTGATCCAAGTGGCCGAGGAAGTCGGCCGCTGGCGAGGTCGCTTCGAATCGATCGGCGTGCTTCCATCCCTGGTGAAACCTGCAGAATGGAAAGGGCAGGTCCCTAAGGACGTGCACCATGCACGCGCGTCAAAGGTACTCTTTCCCGCCGAGCTGGCACGAATCCCCAAACTACCGAAGACGCAAGCGCACAACATGATGGATGCTGTCGCGCTTGGACTTTGGCGCCTTAGTCGCATGCGGTAAATAGTCAAAGCCCGGCCTTTTTAGGGGGCCGGGCTAGGATTCGTGCCGCTGCTATGCGGCGAGGTTCTCACGGCTCCGCAAATCCGTCAACAGGCGGCATCCCGCGGAAGTACCAAAGCAACCCGAGGAACACGAGCGGCGCGGCGACCAGCGTCGTCAAAGCGAGCTTGCCCGCGGCGCGCGCCACGTCACGTGCCGAGGTCACTTCGCACCCCCATCCGCGCACGCCGCATCGGTCGGGTGCGCTTCGCAGAACGAAGCCTGCGAGAAGGGCGCAGGGTGTGACGTGAGGGCAGGGGCGGGCGCTGCGTCGTCCGTGGGGAGGGGCACGACTTCCGTCCCCTGTTCGGGCTCGGGCGCATCGGGAGCCGCGCCGCAGCCGGGCGTGAGGAAAAGACAGAACAGGGCGAGAACAATGATCGAGCGGTGCATGTGGGTATTCTCCGTCAAACGTTCGAGTAACAATCCGATGTCCTTAGTACCACGTATTCGCAGCCCGTCAAGCCCCCGGGCGAGAATGCCGATCCCTGTAGGGAAATAGTGGTCTGGAACAAGAGTTGCCCTGACAATGCCTTGATCCGGGTATCCCGCAAGAACAGCCCGGGGAACATTCCGGTGAACGCCTTGTATAGGGACAGGACGTGACCCGTGCGCATCCATGAATCCCCGCCGTCACGCGAGCACCAAATCTCCATGCCCTGGTGTTCGTTCAATTGCAACCCGATGGCCCAAAGCAACCCGCGATGATACCTGATACAGGCGAACATCACGTTAGGGGAATCGTGAAGCGTGGTCCAAGCGACTCCATCCGTGGACGTCCAAAGCTTGGAGCTGCTCACCATGTTGGCGTAGCAAGCCGAGGTACTACCTCCGCTAATGTCCGCCGTGCCAACGATCCAGCGTTCTTTTACTTCGTCCCACGTGGGCCGCATCATGACGACGTTGGCGCCAAGGGAACCGCCGTCCCAAGTGGTCGTTACCGTGGCGCCGAGTGTAACGCCTCCGTCCGTCGTGCCGAACGTCTTACGCGTCGTGCCCGATGTCTGCCAAGCGCGATTCTCCCCGGGCTTCTGTGCGAGCACGCCGTCGGAATCCGTGGACCACGACGCGATGGTGACGGCGCCAGGAGATCCAGCTACAGGAATGCGCGAAAGCTCAAACGTGGTACCACGCGAGCCGAGCAACAAAACGGCATTGAAGCCCATCGCAGCCGTATCAATGTCCGTGAACTGTGTAGTACCTGCTCCGGGGATGGCGACGAGCGTATCGGAAGGTGTGGTGGAGTTTACCGCGTTGAGGTTCGCGCCGCCTGCCAATCCTTGATAAAGGAAATAGACGGTAGACCCTCCACCGATTACGTTAGGAATCGCCGCGCTCATATTAGGGCCGTATGAGCCACCCCCCGTGAATGCGTTGGTCATGTTCGCGACCTTGCTTCGCGCATGGTCAATGGAAACGAAACGCCTTTGCTGCGTCCCGGAAGGGTTCTCCAGGCTTACGAGCAAATGCGCCTTATCCGCCCACCCGAAACATACTCCGTTCGCATTGTTCAGGCCCGTCGCGTGAAGCGAGCACGCTTGGACTTGCAACTCGAGATGCGAATCCGCGAAGTGCGCCGTGTAGTAATTCTCTTCCTCCGCGGACGAGGGCTCATCGGGCACGCGCCCTTGCGTTTGCATGCCTGACGACGGGGCGACCTTAGTTGCCAGCGCACTCCAGGGATCCGACCCGGCCGGGAAATTCGTATCCGTCGCGCAACGCGGGATCGTCGTAACCGGATCGGTCTTAGTAAGGATCGTGATATTGGACATTACGAGATCTCCACGTGAGGGAATGCGGCCGTCAAAGCGCCACCGTGATCAGAAGCGAAGCCCTTAGCTCGAATAGTTGCGCCGTGGCTGGAAGCGTATCTCACTAGCCCGTCAAGAGGCAAGCCCGTATACTTGATATCGGCTTCCACGCCGATAGGCTTGATTGACGTGGCGCGACTCGCGAACGCTCGGAAGTATTCGGGCGCATCCGAAAGCAAAGCCACGAAGCCTGCCGGGTAATAGTCGTAAAGCTCGTAATCTCCCGACTCTTGCGTGGCGAGATCCAAGATCTCGATCACGTTCGGGTTGGTGCCGTCCGATCGGTTTATGATGATCTGCAATTGGAGGGCGGCAACGAAGTGTGCGACGTCCCGACCCTCTCGATCGATCCCTACGATGCGACCGACGAGATAAAGCACGTAGTCACGGATCGCGTCTTCCAACGGATCGGTAATGACAGACGTGTCTTGCCATTGCTCCATTCGAGCCAGAAACAAGTGCGTTGCGTGCTCCACTTCCTGGAGCCCCGCTTCTTTATCCTTGCCCACGAATGCCGTGAGCACGCCTTCTATGTAGCGCCGACCCTTGAACATGGACGTCAGCAACGCGCGAGCACGCGCGGCATGGTCCGTCACTTCGGTTACAACGTCGCTCATGGGGTCAACGTAATGGTAATGTCGGCCGTATTGAAGGTCGCGATATCCAGTTCATCGATCGTGACGTTGGCCTCCGCTGGCGATGTCAAGCTGTAGATATTGAGCAGGCAACTCGGCACGTCAATAACGCCCGCGATAGGCAGAGCAAGCTTCTGCACGCGCAAACGGATGACGTCTTGCCCCGATCCGTACAGCAAACCGTCATCCGCGATAGCTTGCTTGATTTGTGTAGCGCCATCCGAGGGGAAGAGGGACGCGTCACGCTGCACGATCATAGAGATAATGATCCGACGCTGGACGGCTCGGCTAAATGGAACGGTCCTAGTAACACCCTTGGCGTCCACGAACGTCCCAACATTGTCGCCAACGCTTTGGATGCCGAGAGGCTTGTGCTTCCAAATCGTTTTTCGGATGGTTTCGTCATCCGCCGCGGGCGTGGCTCCGTCCCAAATGATGGCCTCGAATGATTTCGCAGGGAGCCCCCCGACCGTGGCCATCGTGTCGTTCTCGAGTACGGTTGCGGAGATGAGCCCGGGGATGTCCGCGGGATTGAGTGCAGCCTCCAATGCGGGCAAGGTGCTGGCACCCTGCGCGCGCAGCTCTTTACGTCGACGGATGCGGAGGGTCGAGTCTTTCTCGGTCGTGGCACCGGGGTCCGCGTCATCAGGGTTGGTCGCGACGGTCCACCCCGTCACGGGCGTGACGATCGTGGTCACGGTTCCCGCGAGCGCTTCGATCGGCCCGTAGAACACGGCCTCGAACACGAGCGAGTGCACCCCCGTGCTCGGCGCGGTGAACGGAGCGCGCAGCGTGAACTGTCGCGTGGGATCCCCGAGCACTTGGACCATTGCGGTAGTCGTAAGCGCCGTGCCGATATTGAGCGTGCAATCCATAGCGACGACAGATTTGCGCTGTGGAATGCGGCGAGTGCCAGTAATCGCGCACACTGCGTCAAGCAAAGACCCTGTAGCGTTCTTGTCGTCCCAACCGGACATTGCTTGTCCGAGGATCTCCCATACTTCCGCATTAGGCTTAGCGAACGTGCCGGCGATTTGCCCGATCGGTTGGTCCGTGGACGTGTCTAACTCGCTGTCAACGTCTACCAGCAAACCCGCAACGATATCGTCAAGGCACTCTGAGAGCGTTTTCAGCTCGAAGCCAGCAATGGAAAGTCCGCTCATGTGATGGCCTCGTTACGAGCAAGGTCGCTCAAGTCTTTACCGTCAATGATAAAGGGCTTACCACTTCCACCCTGAATCTTTCGCCCGTCCGTCGCGCGCGCTTCAAACGTATATTGCAGCTCGCGCGTGCCCGGAGCGTAATCGAACGTTATATCCTTGACCGTGGCGACGGTGGGAATGGACAAGATGACTCGCCGCAATACGTTGCGCACCACAGAGAAGTCAGGGTTTTTCACGAAGATAAGGCGGAAGTACGGCACCCCTTCGCGCGTGTCGAGGTACCACTCCCCCTCGAAAAACTGGAAACGCAAATAGAGCTTGAACGAACCACACAATACGCGGTCCCGGACAATCATAAACGTGCGTTTACCCGTGGCGGGGTTTACCGTCACGTCGAAGTCATTCTGATCCGTGAGAACGAGGCAACTCATTTGGCTTTGACTAGCGTGGCTTTTACTTCGCCAATGGGATTGAGGGGGGTGGCGCTAGGGCTAGAAGTCCCGGGCCCCGCCGGGACGGGGTGCGTGTGTGCGTCGAATATGGTTTTTATGGCTTGCAACTCGGATTTCACCAGTGAAGCGAGCGCAGCGAAATCCGTAGCGCCCTTTCCCAAAGAAATAAACGAATTGTCAATCTTGATTTGTTGGTCCGACCCATCTTTACCGACGATTACCCCGTCATCAGGCAAATCGGAAAGCGCTTTAGGGTTAGGGCGTGCGCCTCCCGGGATTGCTATAGGGTAGCCTAGGCTATGGCGTCGCGTATCTACAGGGTCACTAATGTCTGCATTCTCCAAGTATTCGCCCATAGCGATGTCAGCGAACACGAGTAGCACCGGATCGTTCACCGCAAGGGGCATTGCTACGAAGTATCCACCCCCGCTAGGCCACGCCACGGGCACATCGGGGATGGTCGGGAGGGGAAAGTAGTAAATCAAGTCCTGTAAGGTGCGCGTCGGGAGCTTGACGCAGATCTCTACGTCCGCTGTACCCCTTGCCTTGTCGTATGCCTTGACGCGCCCGGGCAATGCGACATGCAACCAACGCAATGCGGACACGATCCCCTGCTCGATTACCTCGTTTATGCTCCATTGTTTCATACGACGGCCTTACTTTTCTCGCACGAGAGTTTGAAGCCCCACGCATCCGCGTGCGTCTCCCCGTCGCAGTCCGTTTGCACGATGCGATAGAGGCCCGAAACCTCCAAAGTGTCGAACATGACACGTAAGCCTGGACGCAACCCTGGCAGCATCATGACTTGAGCGGACACCTTGCCGTCATTACCCACCTTGGGCGAACCAATGAGCCCGGAATCCGCGCGCAAGACGTAGGGGTATTTGTCGATCGACGCGCCTACGTCCAAGATCTGCAACGCACCGTCCTGAATACTCCACTCGAGATTGGCCGAACGGCAGAAATCCGTAAGTTGGCGCGCGACGTTGCCCACTAGGACAGTCCCTCGGGGGAACACGGCGCGCCCGCTGGTCGCGAGTTTGGACGCGACGGCCGACACATTCCCCATCCCCACGCCCAAAGCCTTGGCGATGGCCTGCAACGCCTTGCCGTTGTCCGTCTTCGCGCCGATGGGGATGGCAAGGTGCGAGCGCGCGATCTCCTTTTCTCCATCCCCCGAGGTAAACTCGGTCGAGATCTCGGATCCCTGCACTTCGCCGGGCATGATGGCACGCACGTCGCCCAAATAGATCTGGCTAAGGGTCTTACCGTACCCCGCTTCGATGCGAATGGTCGCCTTGCCCGGCTTGGTCAATCTCGCACGCGTTGAGGGCGAGAGATTGTATACCGTCAAGCTCGCGGTGTTCGGCTCGGGCTTGAGCGTCTTAGTGATGGACCAGCGACAAGCCAAGCCTTCTGCCACGCCGTCGCGTCGAGACGATACTTCCGTATCGTTGACGGTCACGGACCATACACGATCGTAAAGCTTACTCACGTGCCCTCGTTCGCCGCGTCATAGACCAACGTGCACCGGCGGTTATCACCAAGGTCGCCTAGCTTGGGTGGGCTTTCGTCCGTAGGGTCGGAAGGGATGAGCACGAACGTACCTGGAGGCATATTAGGATCGACGCAATCGGCGAACAATGGCCAATTGCAGATCATGCGCTGACCCTTGATAATCTCCGTTCCATTACCAAGGTACAGCGAAACGTAATACGTTTGCTCCCGTTGACTATATCGAAAGCGCAACAGGTAATCCGTCCCGTCAAGCGTAGTCGTTTGCTCCCAATGTGGCGTATCTGAGAGCAAGGGAATGGTAACGAAAGCCATTATTCGCCTCCGTGAATTGAGGGAAGAGCCTCGGCAGCCGCTTTTACCGTGGCTTTAGCTACGCTGCGCATTGGTGGGGACGCCCCCTTAGGGTCTTTCTTTCCCGCGCTTACGGGGCTCTTAGCGCGAGGCTCCTCGCTTACGGGGGACGTGACGCGCACTGTCTCTACAATGCGAATGTGTTGCAGCTCGATAGAGATCTTCGCTCCGTCGCCTTCCTCGAAAGTCTGCGGATTGGTCACGGACGTAATGACCATATCGTCCGCAATCCAATCGCGAGCGAACACGTTGACTAGTCGCTTTTCTTCCAGCAATTGTGTAAGTACGTCGAACGTTTCGGTGGGTGCGCTAAACTCGGAAGGAAACGAAAGCAGCAAAGCCTTAGGCTTGGGCTTAGGTCCGCTAAACAGGCTTCCGATCTTAGAGATCAATCTAGACAGGCTATTGAGCGGAGGAGTATACGTCGCCACGTCCATAACGACTGCGTTTAGAAAACCTCTTGTGTCTGCGGGGTTTACATTGTTCTTAGGGGAGATCGGCGAATTGGAAACGAACACTTCCAAGGATACTGAGTCAAGCTCCTCTCGCACGTGGTCGGAAACGTTGGCGCCCCTCTCCACTGGCAGGGATGTGGGCGTGGCGCGCTTGGTAATGGACGACATAAGCGTGACGTCGAATTCGAGCGAGCCTCCCTCGCTCGTATCCGTTCCTTTCCATGACAGGAAGGTGCCCATTACTTTACCCCCGGCGCGCTATCCGAGACTGCCGTATCGATGTACTGCGCGGCGCCCGCTCCGGCGTTGTTTAGCGCGCCTTGTACGCCCTTCTGTACGCCGTCCACCGTTGCCGCCGCAGCCTGCCCCGGGGGCGTGCCTGGCGGCACGGTAACCGTTACCTTGGCCGTGATGGGGGCGGACACGGGCGCATTGATCGTGGGAGGCACTCCCGCTGCGGACATTTGGTTATTCCATTCCGCCTGACTTGAGCCGAGCAATCCGCCTACGTATCCCTCTTTCTGCTCGCCTGTCTTCGGATCCCAATAGGAATTACGTTGCCCGAAAATGGTCTTAGACGCCTCGCCGACTTCTTTGGCCATGCCCGACCAATCCTTGTTTACGGCCATGCCCGCGAGCTTGCCAAGGGACACGAGGGCCCGGCCCGCGCCAAGGATGACACGTACCACCGCGTTTAGCGCGGCGAGCAAATCCCCTACAATGTTCTGCCCTTCGGACAAGAACGCCCAAACAGCTTTCCAGTCAATACCCTTCCAGAATTCGACCAGCGTATCCCACGCTGCTTTCATGTCGTTTACGAATTTGGTCTTAGCCTCCACCCCGCCAAACTTGACGAGCAAATCTCCAATGACGGATTCCCCGCCATTCATGAGGACCCACAGGTCATCGAACAGCAGATAGAGGAATGCTACGGCCGCGGCCACTAGCAGGAATGGAAGCGACGTGCCGAGCACGACGGTGCGCATTTTCATCAGGGTGCCAATGCCTGATATGAGCGTGGGCAGGAACTTGGCCGCGAGTAGTGCGCCGAGTAACGCGATGCCCGTATGCACGAGTGACGTGGTCTTAGCAAATTGATTGAACGCCGCGGCGCTCTTCAGAATGTACTTAGCGAGAAACGAGATGATGGGCAGTAGACCCTTGATAATTTGCGTGCCTGCCGCTTTGGACACGAAGCCCATGCGGTCTAGTTGATCGTTGAAATCCGCAGATTGCTTGATCATATCTTGGCTCATGCCAAGCCCGAGATCGTCGAATTCCGCGGACAGCTCTTTGACGCCCTCTCGTCCACGCTTTAGCAATGGCACGAGAGACAGAGCGGACTTGCCGAAAAACTTGGTAGCGAGCGCCACCTTTTCGGCTTCGCTCTTAGCTTCCGCAATCTTGTCCGCGACGTCTGGCAATACCTCCATAAGAGGTTTAGCGTTGCCTGCCGCATCCTTGAAATTGATCTTCAGTTCGGAGAATGGGTCCGAGCCTCCCGCCTTGACCGCTTCGCCCAGCGTCTTAGAGAAGATGAAAAGCGACTTCTCCACCCCCTCGACTTCCGCCCCCGTGAGCTTCGCCGCGTACTGGAAGCGTTCAATGTCTTCCGTAGCAATGCCCAATCGCTCTGACATATCCTGCAAACGATCCGCGGAGTCGATCGTCTCTTTAGCGAAGTGAACGAATGCCCCGATGCCGAGCGCCGCGCCGAAAGTGCCGAGCAAGGATTTAGCCTTGTCCAGCGACGACATGAACGTGTCAACGTCCTTATCGTCGATCTGGACACCAAGCTTAGCGGCAATCTCTCGAAGCATTTACTTGGTCCTGACCTTATCGGTTGCTCGCTTATGCGCTTCCTGTTCGCACCTATCCAGCTCGTCTAGCACGGCGTGCAAGTCCATTCCGTCTGTGAACGAGAAGTGCTTATTCAGGTACGCGCGACTCGGCACCTTACAGCGAGGGTCCGTGACTAGTCGCCACTCGGACCATTCGATTCCGTCGGGGAATTGGAGCTTGATTCCGTCGCCTGCTTTCCGAGCACTTTGGACGCTGCGACCTTCGCCCAAATGCCTTTGAAAAAAGGTGCGTAGTTCACCTGAATACAGAACACGAGCCACTCGAAATAATCTCCGAAGCGCGGTCCCGTGGGTGCGAAGTGCGACTCAATACGTGAGCCCCCCGTAGGCAAAGGCTTATGCAGGTACGGACGCTTACTGGGCTCGTAGTCCAGTTCGATTTCAGTTTTCGGCGCGAACAGGTCTTGAAAATAGACCAAGTCCTTATCCGCAAGCCCGGACAGCAGCCCGCCCAATGCGGACAGCTCGCCTTTCAAATTGCCAAGCTCCGCGCTAGACAATTCGCGCAGAGCCGGGCCAATAAGGTTAGTCAGCTTGACAAGCGCTTGACGCGCTTGCACGAAGCCGAGGGGCGTGACGTAATACGTCGTGTCCCCAATGCGCTTGGATTGAGATTGAAATGTCAGCGGATCAGCCATACCCCTTAGGGTAGCCTACGCGCTAATCAGTTCCCGCCGACGAGCATGAAATCGATATCACAACCAAGTTGCCATTCGCGTTCGGAAGCCTCTTTGCCGAGCGTGAGGTCGGGCCACTTCTCCACCCAACAGGTTCCGCTGATAAGCGTAGTGCCGTCTAGATCTTTGACGATGAGTGGCCCCACGCCCAATCCATTGTTGCCCTTGCTGTCCAAGATGGCGAACGCGGAAAGAAGTGCATTCGCTTCCGACGATTGGAGGAGCTTGATCGTGATCATGCCGCTATTGTCGTTCGTCTTTGAACGCGTGACTTGTCCGTCCGCTCCCACCTTGCGGGTAAAGATCGGCGAGTTACGCGCGAGCGTAAACACGTCATCTTCTGCAAAGCCGCTATCGATGAGCAGGCCCATACAGCAAAGCGTCTGGCGCTTGAGATCGTAGTTTTTAGGTTCGGCCATTGTCTTGCTTCCCTATCAGACCGTGAGACGGCCCTTGATCTTGAGCTTGTGAATCGCGCCAGCAAGGCGGCCGGTGAATTCGATGCCTTCGACCAAACGCGCGGCACGGTCGGAAACATCGATATCGTCCACCTTGGGTGCCGTGATCGTGGGCTCTGGGTCTTTCGCAAGCCCTCCCGCCTTGACGCCCGCGTAAAGCGCGCCGAGCAGGGTACCGCACACGGAAGTGATGCCGGCATCCGTGTAGGGGATCTTCTGGCCCCCGGTGAGCTGTCCGAAGATTCGGATCTGCCCCTCGGCTTGGAGCCAGTCAATGAAACGGACCGTATCCATGAATTCTCCGGCGACCGACCAACCCTCTTCGGTCATATCGATGCCTGCGACGCGGATGTAATCGTTGCCCTTCTTAGCGAGAATGGCGTCGCGTTCGGCTGACGTGAAATTGGAGGCGACGCACCCGACCAGCGCGTTGAATTTCCAAGTATCACTGCCGGGCGTTTGCGGCAGACGCGAACCTTGCCACGCCGCACCTTGGTAGTGCATGAGCTGGTTACGCGAGAACATGACAGCGGTGCGCGTATACGCCAGCGCGTTCAGTGCATACAGGATGTCCGTGGTCGAACCGCTGTCCATGACAGCCGTGTCGGCCGTGTCGACCACCATGATCTTACGGTGCGTCTCGATCCACGCTGCTGCGGCGAGCGCTTCCGCCTTGCCGAAATGGTCGGGCACGAGGCCATACCAATCCGAATCGAACGTGTAAATCGCAGCGAGATCCGTGGCGATGCCAGGATCCGTAGTGGTGTCCGTAAGCGTGAGACCGTTCTCGTAATGCCCCGACACGTCGAACACTTTACCAGCAGCCGCGATAACCGTAATGGTTGCCGTGCTGGCCGTAGCGGTCGCGCCCGTAGTGCCGCCCGTGATCAACAGGGCGAGCGCAGTGGCGACCGTGCTAGTGGTCGCGGACGCGAGCACCGTGTAAAGGATGTGGACGCCGTCAACCGTAAAGTCGTACACGTACCCTTCGGTGGCGATGGTGACGACCAGCGTAACGTGATGCGCGACGGTGAGCGCGCGAATGCCTACCTTGAATCGATCGGGCGCAGGGTCTTGCGACATGACTTTGACAGCGGCCTTATAGACCGGGCTGTTAGTCGTGAATCCCGCGGTAATGAGCGCATCCGTATCCGCGAAAGACTTAGCCTTAGCCGAGCCCCATCCCGCGGGCTTCTCTTGCGACAGAAGCAGCGGCGTACCAAAGCCCGGACGCGTGGGCGTCTTGGTGCTAGCCGAAATGGAGATTGAAACGAGATCGTCAAGAAAGCTCATTTGTACTTACCTTAGGGTAGCGTGGCTCGTTATTCGCGTACGGCCTTGAATCGATCCGTAGAAAGGAGCTTGGACATTTGCATTTGAAGGGTGGCGATATTCGCGCCCTGCACTGCTACGCGTTCTTTCAATTCGCCTATCTCTTCTCCATGACTCTCTCGAGTTTTCTCGAACGAAGCCTTGAGATCGGACACGGCGGATGTGAGCACGCCGATCATCGTCGTCACTTGCGCAAGTCCAGTGCGCACCGCGACGTATGCGCCCCCGGCACCGAGAACGGCGGACAAGATCAGGGACGGGGAAAGCTCCATCATTCTTTTTCGCTCTCAAGTACGATGGGAGTGTGCTCCCCTTCGGGCGCTCGCAATAGGGTAGCGGCGTCCGAAAACGCCTTGACACGCTGACTACTTCTACGCCGGCCCGTCTCGCCTTCTGGCAGCGTGTCAGGGGGCGCGTCGATCGTCGCGAACAGACGACGCGCGTCCCCTGTATTGACGTCCACGGCAGGGCTCGCACCGTTCTTGGACGGGGGCAAGCGAAGCGGCTGCGCGTCCCCGGAGAATTGCCAGATCAAGGGCTGCAAACCCCTCTTGGCCCAAGGGAGTGGCACGCCGGGCATGTGCCCGCCGCATACCTCTTGCTGCGCTTCGGTGTACCTCAAGCCTGTATTCGTCTTGCGGGGGTATGCGGCAAGATGCAAATCGCACGCTGCAACGATCTCGCTATCCACGCCCTGACAGAAGTCCCGCCAGTACCAAGCGCCTGTGTAAATCGTGGGCCTGCGTCCATCCTTGTCCGACTTGATCTCAATCGCCCGCTCGAGAATGGATACGAGAGGCTTGCCCCGGAGCTTGGTGCTAGGGTCCTCCCAATCGATCGTGAATGGAAGTCTCCCCTTCGCGGGGGTTGCCCATGCCGCGACTTGCAAGTCAACGGGCACAGACGTGGGGACAAGCCAAGCGTAATCCCCAAGCAGCTCAATTCCCGCGAGCTGTGCGGAGGGGAATTGCTCATCGTAAGCCTTGACATAGCCCGAGCCGTGGTAGCGTTTGACGATAACGCCGCGCACTCCCAACGCTTTACACGCGGGGAAATCAATGTCAGTCCCTTGCCAGTGGGAGACATCGAGAATGATGCACGGCTCTTCGCAAACACCCCACTGCTCGGACATGATCAACCCCCGAACAGGGCGAGGAAGATGCGCCCGAGCTTCACGAGCGCGTCAACGTCGTCCCGCAAGTCGCCGAAATCGTCAGGCCAGTCAGTACCTTTGACGATATCGATCAACGATTGCACGCCCCCCGGCATAGCGACAAGCTTACGCACGTCGTCGGGGAGATCTTCCAAGGTCAATGCACCATTAAGGGCCTCCGAAATGAGCTTCGCGTAATACGCGTGATCGAACTTGCTCTTAGCTTGCTCCAGAGCCGCAGCGTCCGCCCGATATTGCGGATCGTTGAATCCGTCGAGACGGCTATTAGGGTTGTCAGTCATTTGCTTTCTTCCTTAGGCGCTTGCACGTCATTCTTATGCGGTTGCGGGGCGAAGAGCGTGGCAAGTGCGAGCACGCCAGCAAACCAAGCAGGCACTTTCGCGCCAGTGGTGGCGAGTTGCGCCTGCACAGCGGCGGCAATAGTTGCCAATGAAAGGAGGTAGGCCAGCACTTTAGCTTTAGTCATAGTTGATAGTCCTCTATATTAGGGTAGCGCGGTCTAACTAAGCAATTACATTACCTACGAATCTAGCCCCGCTACCGTCCACCCATTCCGCGGGCCATACGGCTTTGACCGCTGTTCCGGCGGCGGTCGCATCGCTATCGAGCGTCGGGACCATGAGACGGCCGCTAGTTTGCGTCACGCGCCATCCCTTTATTACGTTCGCCCCTAGGTCGGAAGTGAGCGCTGCGAACGCGGTCAGTGCTGGATCACGTTGCGTGAATGCGGTCCACACCACAACTAGCCATCTCTTCGGCGTTCCGCCGCTGCGAATGCGCTGTAAGATGAACAGGGCTCCGTCAGATTCCCGGCGGAATTCGCGCGCCGGGTATCCCCCAACGTCAATGCCGCCTTGGTATACGAACTGCGACGACGGCGTTACCTCTCCGTTTCCGCTACCGTCGTCGGAGAGCAAGACAACCGCTGCAGCCATAACGAGGCCAGATTGTACGGGCATTATGGCACCCACCCCGGTTTAGATTCATAAGCATATCCGCTGACGTTCTGGATCAGGCCCTGGAGCTTCAGGGTTCCGTCAATCCAAGACATGATGTGCGGATCAGCTGTGAGGGCCAGCGTAGTATGCGAGGCACTCCATCCCGTCGACGACGACGGAACGGTGTACGGCTGGCCGCCGTTGATTCGGCTGGCGAAATAGGGATAACCATTCCCAAATTCCAAGTACATCTCGACGAGATCGCCGACCGCCCACGCGGGCTGACTGAAGCCGATCATAGCTGAGGAGTTGGTGCCTCCAACACGACAGATAGGCTGGCCTGACGAGAAGTAGAAATACTCGGTACCGTCGCTCACAAGGTAGCGGTTGCCGCTTTCTTCCGAGTAGAGCGTGAAGAACGGAATGAAACGAATGCGCAACCGTGCGCGCCCGTTGACCGAGAACTTAGCCCACGGGAGCTTCAGTCGGTCTGGAGATCGGGTCGCGTTCGCGCCGGTGGTGATGATGGCGGACGTCGCCCGTGTTTCGCCTCCGCTCGTGGAGCCGGAGTTCTCGTGCTGGACGAGATCGATGAGCGTGTCTCGGGCACCAGCGGTGGTTCCGCCCACCGTATGCTGATCTGTACCATCGGCCGCCGCAAGCGTGAGCGAGGTCCCGGTGTCGGCGTGGATGTACTCGATTCGAGTCCATGTGCCTCCGGGCGTGGTAGCAACAGCGTTGGTCGACGCGCCGGCCGTGGACATCTGCTCGGAGCCACCAGATCCGGCGTCCTTGACCCAAGCCGACGTCACATAGCGGAAGTTTGCTGTCGTGGTGCACGTAACCGACGTGCCTGTTGCGCTGCTGGTCGTCTGGACTCGCGCCGCCGATGTACCGCCGTCAGGACCGGTCTGTCCTGACGTGACCGTGGAGCCTGCGCCCCAACCTGTGCCGCCAACGTTGCGCGCACGCTGACAGACGTTAGTGCGCCCGTCCTCAGAGAAAAGCCCTCGCCCCTGGCCTCGGTCGCCGATGCGCGGATCGTCAACAGCGATGCCGCTCGTGACGATTGCATTCGCGCTCGTCTGACAGGTCGCGACACTAGCGCGCGTGTAAGTGAATCCAGCACCAGATACGGCCGATTTGATCGTTGCCGAGTTGGTACCGTCGGATAGGGGCTGCGCGGAGAAATCGAAATTGAAAATAAGGTTATCGTCCCCGTCAAGAACGAAGACTGGTCGATCCCAGTCCACGGTAACGAGTAGGTTCCCTTCCATCGCCATCCATCCCGGCATCAGATCGCCAATGCCTCGATTTTAGAGGCTACGCTAGATTCATTACAGTAGGTAATCTGATTTGCATTAGTCACGGGGAGGAAAATGGCTTTACCTGGTGTGAGCGCAATACCCCGAGTGGAGCTCGTATTGCTGTCTCCAATTCTAACATTTATCGTATTAGTAGGATGTGCCTGCACAATCACACCGTGCGTCGCCGCCATGGAATTAAGGGCTGCTGCCGTCGTGTTCGCACCAGTCGTAACCTCGGCGAGCGTCGTGCAGGATCCCTGTGGAGTGAGCGCCTTTACCGCAGCGTCATCGGTCGCGAACGTTACAGGCAAGGATGCGGACATCACTGCCGTACCCAATGCACTTGGGAGCTGCCCGGTTTTCGCGCCAGTGTAGAACGCCGAGCCGTCTGACTGCCTTACGGCCCAAGGCGCTCCGGCTGCGGCCGGAGCGCCTTGCACGACACCAAGATTAGGGCTTAGCGCTACGACAATGGCCGGATCGGTCGCAGCTGCTGCTGTGGACGCAGCCTTGACTGCTGCGGTGTTAGTCCCGTCAGTAAGCTTGACGAAGCCAGCACGTACAGCTGCGTCAAACAGCGCCGCCGCGCCGTCGGACAGCTTGGCCCAAATGGGTCGCGCCGCTGTATCCCCGCTCGGTTGCACGTTGCCCGAGCCGTCAACTACTTGCGTTTTCTGTGTGCCGTCGCTCTGCTTCGTGCTGGTCGCGGCCCCCGTGGGAAGCGCACTAGAAGAAACGACAACCGCACCCGTATTGCACGCGGTAATCTTGCCGTCGATGCTAGAGCACGAAGCTTCCAATCCGTCCACGTGCCCGTCAATGGACGACAACCCCGCAATGACCGTGTCTTGCTTCGCGGCCGTTGCTGCGCCAGTGGGAAGCGCGCACGTACCCACCGTTACACTAGGTAGCGATGTAATCGTGACATCTGTAGTATCGCAATTCAGTACCTTACCATCGATGCTGTCCAGCGCCGTTTGCTGGTCATCCTGCTTTGCGCCTGTAGCAATATCCTGATCTGACGCAATGGTGACAGCGAGAGAAAGCGATTTGACTTTCTGCCCGAGGCTAGCCGGGAGAAGCGCGAGGAGTCTATCAAAGGGGAAATTGAGCATGAGTCAGGATCTCCAAACGTTCTCGCCACCCGCGTAAAATCTCCACTGCCCCGAAAGCAGCGACGTGTTAGACCATCCGCTTGCCCCGTCGATGTTGTGACTGTTGCCGTCGAATGACGGGGTGGTGGCATCCGAGAGGGGATTGCCTCGAACAAATTCCACAATATCTAAATCCGTAGGAGCAGCCGGAAATCTGTACGTGCAGTTACCTGCAGAGTCTCCATGGTGCACAACGATTTGATAAGCCTTGCGCACGAGCGTAACGGTGCCCGTACTCGAGTTATGGACAATATCCGGGTTGCTCGCACCCCCTGTAGGGGCCGACCAAACGACGTTCGTACCGTTGAACGTGATTACATATCCCGCCAACGCGCCAGCAACAGAGAGCGAATTGATAGGGATGGACCCGAGCGGGGTAAAGCTCGCGGCTTTGGGCAAGCCGTCATCGTTGATCCAAAGCAGATATACGCCAGTTGGGAGATCGAGCGTCCCGAACGTCGTGGTTACGGGGCAATCCCCCGCCGAACGTACGTCAATAAGCCACGCCGCGCCGCGAAGTACGGGGAACACAACGCCCAAGGGGGCCGATCCGTTGACGATAATTAGTCGTTTGGAGTATTGACCCGCGCCGAGAGCGACGATTACGCTATCAGCGTTGACGGAGCATTGTCCATCTCCCACGAGATTAATAGCGTTCTGCGCATTCCCGCCTTGGCCGAGGTAAACGGTCTCGTTAGGCATTACGGCACCTTGGTAAACGTGGTCGTCACGGCCGCTATGTAATTGTTTTTAGTGGTTGGATACCCCGTCACTTCCTCAGTCTCCCCAAGGGGGTCCGTTTCCGACGACACGAAGTAAAGGAAGTATTCAACGATCACGTAATCAACCACTCGATTGTCGCGATTAGGTCCAGGAATGGTCCGGGCCTGCCCCACTTGGCGCACGGTAAGCCCCCCTGCGCGCAAACGATTGAGGGAGGACGGCCAATAGACGCGCGTGCGGATTCTCTCCGCCACGTCCAAGGCAATAGGCAGCACGTCAGAGATGACTTTCATCGTGACGGTGAGCGCGCGATGTCCTACCACGGTCACGTCCTGATAATCATCGCCCGCGGCCGGGACACTTTCGGCGTGATACAGCCTGCGATACTCGTCCACCCCCAAGCCGGTCGCGGAAGTGATGGCCAGCTCAATAGAACAGGGCAGCCCTGCGTCCGCCACGGTGCTCGCTTGGGTGACTCCAACCAAGGGCACGCCGTTGGCGTCGAGGCCCGAGAACACGTCTACGGGCATGGGCTCATTATCCCAAGCCACGGGCACATACGGGCCCGCCAGGGCTTGGACCGTATCCTTGAACACGGCCGCGGGGAATTGCGGCGTGCTCATGTCTCCACCCCTTTAGAGACAGAGCCGTCAAGGTCTACTTCATACGTGACGGAAGCGCGCAACTGCCCCGTGTTTATCAACGGCGTGCTCGAACCTTTACGATCGATAGTGCTTTGCGCCAGCTCGGGGGCAATACCCGCTGTCATGCGCTCTTGAATGCCTGCGACCATGAACATGCCGAGCTTGGCGAGCGCACCGCGTTGCACGCCCGGGGATACGGGCTTGCCACTGGCGACCACTCGAGCGAGCGTCTTAGTCATAATGAGCAATGCAGCGCGCGCGATGCTCTCTTGATTTTCATCGATGTATCCACGCAACCAAGAACGCTCGGGGACACCAAGACCAAACTCGTGCACCGCAGCAATCTCCGATACGGTGAGGCTGCTTCCTGTCTCTTGCGCATCGCCTTTATCGCCAAACACGCCCACCTTGACGCTAGCGCGTTGGAGCCCGAACAGCTTTTTGACAGCGGACCTAAGGCCCCTGTCAGTCAATCGAATGACTTTGACGGTTGCTTTACCTGCCATCACAGCACCAAGAAATGCGCATCCCCGAGATTGACTTGCATGCGCTGATAGTGAGCGAGATACGTGGTAGACTTGTCGTTATTGGTCACGAGGCGCACGGCTTGACCGAAGGGACTGAGAGTAAGCAAGTGCGCCGCTAGCAATCCGTGCCCCTCGTCGTACTTCTCAACCCACACGACCGGATCCACGGACAATGCGGCCGCGTCTAGCGAAGCTTGGACCAATTGATCCACCGCTTGCTTTAGCTCGGGAAAGCGAATCCGAAACGCCGCGAGCAGCATGCACTAGGGTAGCGGAAATGAAAAACGCCCGCGGCACTGGTCCGCGGGCGTAAGTAAGTCGCTGTGCTAATCAGCAGCCGTCAATGTAGCGCATACCCTTGGGGTAACGCACGACGGTCCCTCCAAAGCGCATGTGACAGGGGACGGACCAACCGAAGCCCTTGGGCTGCATCGGCATGATCTCGAAATCTTGCGAGATGATGCCTTGCACAACGCGCTTATCGTTGTGGAAGGCGACGATACGCGCGACGTTGGAAGCGCCCGCGGTATTGAGTCGACCCCACGGCTTGATCGACTTGATCATGGGCATCTTGGTACGAGCGTACTCGAGTACCGTCATCATGTTGTACGTGTCAATCCTCTTGGTGGAGAGGATGCTATACAGCGTAGTCGGGAGCACGAGATCGATTTGCGTACCGTTCTCGGGATTGCCTCGGATGCCGAGGGTTTGATCGAAAATGGTCTTCGCGATCAATTCCAGGTCGGCCTGGATCTGCGCGGCGGTCGCGCCTGACCAAGTACCCGTGAGCCCCGAGAGGGCCGATGCGGTGACGTTGGCGTCATTCGCGAAACCCGTAAGGCTCACGGACGATTCACCCACCGCGAGGGCTGCGTCAAGCCGTTGCTCGATTGCAATGCGCGCGGTTTCGGCCTTTTCTTGGTCGATAGGCACGCCCGACATCGCAGCGGCGCGAAGGTCTTGCATCGACACATAGAAGCCCGAGAAAATCGGAACGATCTTCTGGCTGTTCTCTTGGCCCTTGACGTCGACATACGGCACGTCCGTGGCGTAGGAGTCACCGATCGTCGCCTCTCCGACTTGATCGAGCATGCGATACGTGTGCGAATTCGCACCCGTGGGCACGCTGAAATCGAGGGGGACGATCGTGCGTCCAATCGCGTCGGGGTACTCGAAGCGGTAAAGCTCCGTGAAAACGTACTCCAATTGACGCGCGAAAAGCGCGGTCTCGTTTGCGTCGCCATGCAACCCGCGACCATCGGGACGGGCTTGCCCGTACTGCGGATCGACTTGAGGCAGCGACTGTGCGAGCAATTGACGGATAAGAGCGCTTTTCATGACAGGTGATTCCTTTGCGTGCTTTCTGCTGTGGTGCGTGTCACCCGATCACGGGAGCGAGACTTCGATTTGCGCAATGCCGAGCGTGGCATCCTTGCGCGCCTTGTAAAAGGTGCCGCGAGTGCCCGCGCGAACGACGTCCGCGGACGCTGCGGCCGCAGTAACCATGCCCTTGGTCGTGGGCGCGGCGGCATTGTTGCGGATGTTGAATTGCGTAAACACAGCGACAGTACCTGCGCCATCCCAAGCGGCCCACATGCGGCCTTTACGCAGGATTGCGACCGGGGTGCCTGCCTTGATCACTGCGGCGCCAGCGGGCGGGTATGCCATTTCCAGCATATCCTTGTAAACGACGAATCCAACGATCGCGCCGGAGTCGTCCGTGGGCAATTCCACTTGATCGGTGGTGCCCGTGTGCAGGCGAACCGCGCGACCGAAGGGGAGATCTTCGTACGCGATAAAGGTGTCGATTTCCTTCGGGCCGTCATCCGTCATTCCGGGGACAGCAACCGCACGATCGAACGAGTAGGTACCAGTTTGCGCCATTGTCTTGCTAAGCTCCTATTGCTTTCTTTGGTCCGTGCTCGTTCAGGTCAGGCTTTGATTCCGCGGTTCTTACGATCGCGTTCTTGCTTGGCGCGTTCGGCCATATCCTCGACTCCGTCATTACGTTGCTCGAGTGGCTTATCCGCTCCGGTAAGCGCATTGACGAGACCGCTCACAGCTTGCGTGTTCGCGCGCTTCGCGTCATTACGCGCGGCGGTATCGGTCTGCGCTTCCGAGGCGCACACGTCGAACATCGCGGCCACGTATTCGTCGCTCTTGCCATCGAGCTTGATACTCGGGCGCTTGGCGGCAATGACCGCCACCATGACGTCGCGGTCGCTCACCTTGGAATCGGTAGCGAGCTTGATCGTTGCTTCGCTCGAATCAACTCGGCAAGCGAGCACGCGACGGGCAACACGATCGGCAAGGGCCGAATCCGCCTTGGTGACATTACTCTCGACGGTCGCGAGCTTGGCGAGGGCCGCGTCTCGCTCCGCGCACGCCTTGTCATACACTGCGACGGGCACAACCGGGGCATTATCGGTGCGGGCTTCGGTCGTGATCTTGTCGGCCATTGGTGCAATCTCCGTTGACGGTGCGTTATCGGGTTCGACCTTAGGGTAGCAAATCGCGGATCCATCCTTGCTGTCCGCATAAAGTCGCACGTCAGGGCCCGCGCGCCCTTGCCCCTTGGGGAGCAGCGCCACGTGGTTGCCTACGATATTCGTTTGCACGGCATCGTAGGGCTCGCCCTCGGGCGTGACGCCTGGCGTAGGGTCGACCGTGACGTAATACCCAGCGCTCAATTCTACCAAATCGCCGGCCTTGATCGCGTTGATCGTGGCGGCATCCTTGACAATGACATCCGCGGTCAGAAACGTTTCCGATTTCTGCGGATCGTCGATATGTCCCTTGGCAAGGGAATTCCAGTTCACGGGTGACACGGGCGAGAGGGGGTGCCCGATGGTCACGGCCACGTCATCGAATGACTGGACGGCATCCTTAGAGAATACCTCGGCAGGGGAACGGTATTCCCTGACCGTGCTTCCATCCGCATATTGGTAGACCTGCACGCCCGTGCGTGCGACGCGGGCAGGGATGCGCAATGAACCGTCCGCAAGCTCGATCGCTTTGGAGAGAGAGCCAGAGGTCACGTCAATGCGTAATACTTGGAGTGCCACACACTAGGGTAGCCAAATAGACAAGGGCCCGACACCTTTCGATGCCGGGCCCTTGAATGCGAGAGGGGATCCTAGCTACCCCGGGGATGTCGACGCCGCATTCGTAACGGACGTGCGCAATAACCCTATGCGCCTAGGATGTGCCTCTCACTTGCCCTTGCCCTTACCCTTACCCTTGGTCGCTTCCGCCTTGGGCGCTTCGGGCTCGCCGTCGTCCGACGCTCCCGCCGTCAGATCGGCCCACAACTTGACCGGGTGGGGCTTGGGCAGCTTGGTATCTGCCTTGATCCTGACGAGGTTCGCGCCCACGCCTTTTCCGGGCTTGTAGATCTCGAGAGGACTTTCGGGGCGAAGCAGCGCCTCGTGCACGAGCTTCTGAACCTTCTGGTAATCCGCGAAGCTCGGTTGCAGCTCGCTCACTGCGCCGTAGCACACGGCCATCATTTCGATGCTGCTCGCGGCGTCCGTCGCCTGCTTCGCGAACGTGGTAACGGCCGCGTTGATTACTTCCGCCCAATCGACGCTATGCGCGATCGGCGCGCGAGTGGCGATCTGTCCGGTGCTACGAAGGTAGGACTTGAGCGCGTAAAACATCGCGCGCTTCGTCGCGCCCACGTCCACCTTTTCGCCGTCCTTCGTGACGAGGTCTCCGAACGAGGGCTTGAGCGCGGTAAAAAACTTGTCACCCGCGGCGCGGATGGAATCGGTCAGAGCTGCATTGGCCATGTGGGTCTCTCTTTTCGTGCGTCTAAGCGACGCGGTTAGGAAGTGTGGTTCTAAGGGATGGGTGCGAACGTGTCAAGGGAGTTTGACGACGGAGGCGCCACGGCGCTTGAATACTAGCAAGGGCGCAGATTGGTCTGCAATCTCTTCAGTTTCCCAGATGCTCGCATCCCCTACACACCAAGCGATCTCCCTTGCGATGGCGCGCGCAGCCCGCAAGGAACCGCGAACGAGAACACGGCACCCATGAGGGTTGCGGCCTCTAGGGGCCGGAATGACGCGGTAGCTCACGGCCGCACGTCCCTGCCGAGCCGCATGGTTTCCAAGAGAATGCGCACGGCTTCATCGTCCATGCCTTCGCTGTCGTCCCCGTCAAATTCTCCTTCCCAAGGTTTGACCAAGGGTTCCACTTCTTTACGCTCGTCCATGTTCAATCTCCCTTGAATGCACGAGTATTACGCCGTGACAGCAGAATGTCAACGGCCAGATCACGGAATTGTTTCTCCGTCTCGGTCAAGGGCTCGCTGACCGTATGCTTGACGATGGCGCGCAGCTCTTCGGAGGACGCGCGGCCGAGACATTGACGCGTGGCGTTGGATATGGAGGCGCTTGTCATGCTCCCAAATGATTGCACCCGTCGTGCCATGCGAGCAAAGCCGCGTCACGCTAATGTCCTAGCCTTTGAACCCTGACACCATTGTCATAGCAAATAAATCAAATAAATGGTTTCCCGAGGTTTCCGCTATGACAACGGAGTCATATCTCGATAGGGTCAAAATAATGCCAAGTGTGAACGTAAAATCACACTCCCCGAGTGTAATGCGAACATTACGCGAAAAATCGTTCCGCCACACAGGATCCGCCATCGATTTATCTTTCCGTCCAAACGTAGCATTTCAGCGAATAACTACATGCACCTACATAAATACCGTAACTAACCGTAACATAACCGTAACAGATTTTGACTTTCTATTTCTCGGTGTTTTTCGATCTTGTTACGGTGTTCCGGTTGTTACGGTTAGTTTTGGCAAAGTCCCCCGGCACGTCACGGCGCGCGACTTCTGTGTATTTATTTCTCTTAATACTTAAATACATTTGGGGAGGAGTGCCGGGGTAGTCTTCTCCAACTAACCGTAACAACCGTAACACCGTAACAAGATCAAGATACCTCGGGAAAAGGAAAGTAAATTCTGTTACGGTTAGGCGTTACGGTTGTTACGGTTACTATGTAGGTGCCAGAAGCATTTCGACCCAAAGCTTGACTCCAAAGCCGTGACACGCTATTGCTCCCATACATGGAGGTTACCGTTATGCTCTACCCGTTCTCCCACCCCGGTCCAAGCGCGTACCAAGTCCACGCAATGACGGATTTGCAGGTCAAATGCGTGGCTGAGCAGCGCATATGTGCCGTGCTGTATGAGTGGAGCCGTGACGTCACGCAACCGCAGAAGCACATGCCTGTGATGGTCTGTTACGATCTACAATGCAGAGCGTGCATGGACGCGCAAACGTACTTCCAGCGCCTTGCGTCCATTCGTTCCGAACACGCCCGAGCCATGTGCGGGGCAGTATGGTATGAAGGATTTGGAAGTGGCAAAGATCGCGGCCAAGGGCTTACGCAAGGCGCAAATGTTCGCCTGCCACCTTAGGGGCGTATATCGAGACGCAGCTCGCGGAGATTGACGCCGGGAGCCCACGAACGACAACGCCCCGCCCCTGTAACCAGGGAGCGGGGCGTTTCTTTGGGGCCGTCCGTGCGTCGGGAGCTAGGTGCCCGCCCGAATGCAAGGGTAACACTCCGTGTCCGCGTACTGGCCGTGGGGGCACGCCGCGACGTTTGGATTAGGGTGCCTCGGACAGGGCCCGTCTCCAACCGCGTCGCAGAAGCAAGGGAGGACGACGGGCAGCGCTACGCGTTGGATGGAGAGGCCCATAAACACGAGCCCTTGTGCGACGGTCATGCGGCGCTCACACGTGGGGCACTTGATCACGCGCCGGCAGAGCTTGCCCACGGTCCGCACCCAACGGGTCCACTTCCCCGCGCGCAGGGTGTACGAGAGGTCGCACAAGGTCACGGCCTTGCTCCCGTCATCCCTCTCCAGGTTCGTGGTTACGTGCTCCCAACCTACATCCGCGATGATTTGGAGCACGCCCGTGAAATGAAATTCATCCGCGCTCATTCGGATACCTCACACATGGGGTGATACTTTTTCGGGGCGGCCGCATCGGCGGCGGCGGCACATGCGGCGGCACGGGCGGCGGCATAGGCGGCGGCCGCATCGGCGGCACGGGCGGCGGCACGGGCGGCGGATTGAGAATCTACAATTTCAGGAATGGACCTGTATTGCTCCGCCAGAGAGATTTGCCCGATATCTTCCATTAGCGAGGGCATAAGCGTACGCAATACGAAATTGGCCGCAACGTAAGCACGTTTCGACTCCAAGGCGGGGGACTTAGACAAGCCTAGCATTTTAGGAATAAGCGGGAGCAACAATTCCGTGCGGAACGCGTCATCTTTTATTGAGTCGTTCAGACTACGTGCCACGCACGCAATCGTTTCGGGCACGCAAATCGGGGCATCACTCCACACATCCCCCGTAATCCAAGCAACGGCCTCCATGACGCAAGCCTCTTGCGGGAGCTCGTCCATGTTCGGGGGCTTCGGATGCGAGCCGGATTTCAGACACACGATCGAATTGAATTTGGTTTGGTCCATAGACATGATCATACTCCTTTGGCTTCGTTCGTCAATACCGAGAGGGTTCTACCCTCCGTGATCGTCTTTTCGCGCAGGGCATCCGCCGTGGGCCGTGCATTGGTCACGGCTTCCGGGACCTTCCACCCTCGAATCAAGCGCTGCGTCGACTTGTCCCGCGTCACACCTTCCTCGCAACCTATCGAGCGAAGACACGATCCGACCTTCCACTGCGCGGATTTATCCCGGCCGTAGGTGAGCAACCAATTCAAATCTCCCTTGGCGATGGCGAAGCGAAACACTTCCGCACCCGTGACGAAGGTCTTACCTATGCAGTAATTGAGCACGTCATCCGTCCAGGTATCTTCCTGCACGTGATCCTGTTTATGCAAGGACATGAGTGCCACGTCCCACCGATCGCCCTTATCGAACCAGTGGTGGAATTGCGAGTCATGTGCGAGACCCACGGCCGCGGCCCATACCTCGTCCCGCATTTCCCGGACCAGGTCCAAGGGAATGATACGACGGACGCGGATGGACCATAGACGACGTAGGACGGCATCGTCACAATCCGACCTGACATACCGCTCTTTATTAGTCGTTGCGACGATCACACACGTCCTAGGCTTAACTACCGTGTCACGTGCGTACGCTCGGCGGAATTCGTCCCACTCTCGAGTCAAGAAATCCTTGAATGTCTCGGGGTCTTGCCTAAGAATGCGCTCGATCTCCCCGAATTCCGCAACAGCCTTACGGGAGATTTGGTTACTCATGTCCGCGGCTTTATCGAAATTGGGCAATTGGTGTACCGCCCATTCCCTGTGCCACATCGCATCGATAAAGGTAGTCTTCTTTGCGCCACCCGTAGGCTCGATTAGAACCAAAGCCGTATCCACCTTGGCCAAATCGGTGTTAGGCCATAGCGTTCTACGGACAGAGGCGACCAAGAAACGCTTTAGCATCTCATGGGAGAGCAAATCATCCTTGGGCACCCCGAACCATTCGTGTGCGAGGGTGTCGAATACTCGGGGATTGCCCGCGGGTAGCGCGTTGAAGTAGTCTTTGACGGGGTGGAATTCGTGTAGCTTGGCCGCTGCTTCCACGGCTGGCCATAGCGCGTCAAAGGAAACGGACGCATCCGCCACGCATTCCATCCAAATCTTGGCGCGGCCCACATCCACTTCGGTCACACCCTCGAAATTGTCCTCGCCGTCCAAGTGCACCGGTGGTTGCACCGCGCGAATGCGCTCATGCATCGCGTCGTATCGGAGCACGCCTTGCCAATCAGGGTGACGATGGAGGTAAAATACCAATTCGCTAAACGACTTGGGCAATATCTTGCCGTTGGCGATCGATTCCCCTGCCCTGATCTTGTAGCGGTGCTCTGACCCGCCCCCGCACGTGCAATGCGCTGCGTGTTCTCCGGGCACTCGAGGGGCTATGGACGTATCGAGCTGCGCGGGGGTAAGCCCTGTGATGGCCGCGCGTAAAAGGTCCTGACCCCAATTGTCGGGGATGGGCCCGGGGGATACGTCCTCATTCGTTTGCACGGCTCGGATGCACGCGCGATGCACTTCGTCATGGGTCCACGGCCGCCCCCGATCGATGCACCGGGGAACGAAGTGATCCAGCATGATCGCCGCGCAAAGCACCGGCTCGATCTGCCAGTAGAGCGTTCCACGCTTCGCGGCGTGGACGAGCCGCGCGCTCCCACCCTCGCCTTCGATGGACGGTTTTAGGGTGCCAGCTTCGCCCTTGCACTCTGCGACGAACGACGCAATGCGAAACGCGCCTACAGGGGTGGAGGGGTCAATAAATGCGGGGGCATACGCACCCAAGTCGGATGGATCCAACTCGTCTATCGTCTTGGACGTCCTACGTAGGCCCGGCCAATCGAGCAGCCATTTAGGGGCAATTGCCACGGGCGCATCTCGCCACACGTAATACGCGTTGCCTGATTTGTGAGGACTGCCCGGGCCGACGACGTATCCGCCCTCGCCCTTGATATCTATCCCCTTGCCAAGCGCGCCCGACTTTGACGACTTGACTGGAAATTCCGGGGCTTGAAAAAAGAAATGAACGCCTCCACCCCCCGAGACGACCATAAGGGTGTCGGGGATGTCGTGGCCGTGCTGTAGGCACAGATTTCGGAAATTAGCAAACCCTGAAATGCCGGGCTTCTCGTCGCAGTCGACCACGAACACGCCGGAGCCGTGTTCACCGGCCGCACCTGTATAAATCGCGTACCCCTCCCCGTTCAGTGCGACAGGCGCACCATATAGGCGTTGGTGTTTGCCCGGTCCCGCACAGGTCGGACGGCTGCAGGCACATAGCCCGTCCGCTGTCAAGCCGTATATGGGGCCGGTTTTTGGAAATGGGATTGCGCCCGGGCATCTCGGATCACGCACCCGGCAATCTGTACACGGCCACTTGACTCCATGCAAGGGCTCGGTGTAAACCTTGGAACCCTGAACGTACGGTGCGTGAATTGACGCGCCAAGTCATCCGCGGGAGAATTTACACATGGCCCCGAAAAACACACCTCAGCAGCCGCGCACGCTTGCGGAACAATTCGCCGCGGAAGGCGACGAGCGCGAAACCCTTGCGGACGTCGCTCGCGATCTCCAGGCGACCAAAGCGGAATTGCACGAGGCGCTTGCCCAGGTCGAAAAGGCCGAAGAGGTAGTGGGCAATCTGAAGCGCGTTCACCGGGATAAGCAGCTCGATTACCAGCGCCTTCTCGCCAAATTCAATACCCTTGCGGCGGCCGGATAATGAACCCCCGCGCGTTCGCTGACATCGCGTCCACGGTGCCAGACTTGTTCGATCTCTCGTCTATCGAGTCGGTCGTTCAATGCCGCGACTATGTGATCGCGCAGCTCGATCAAGTCACGGGTAAGCGACATGGCGCTAAGATCCAAATGAAGGGGCCGGGCGCGCGTGATACCTCACTCGATCCTTACTTCGTGCGCTGTCACGACCGCGTGCGCATCGTGTTTTTCGAGCTGTCCGATCGTGGGAGGGCGCAAGGCAACTTGCGGCACGGTTGATCGTGACCTTCGCAGCCGTCCAATGGACGCACGGGCGTTGGCTGTTTGCGCTTGACGAGACCGAGACGGTCTATATCGTCGCGTACGCGTACAGCGCGTCACAGATCTCGACGTGGCTGGACTGCCCTCGTAAATGGGGGTGGGATAAACTCAACGGCATAAAGGGCCCCGCCAATGCATCCGCGGAATGGGGCACCCGCATGCACGAGATGGTGGAGCACTATCTCAAGACCGGGGAGCCTATCGATCACGTGCACGATCCGGATATGGCTGCGCGCGTGTCCGGTGCGCTCCACCTACTACCTGAGCCCAAGTCCCCCGGGCTTAGCGTGGAGTTGTCGTTTTTCGAGCGCTTGAACGACGCGCCGCGCATTTGGTCCGGGCGCATTGACTACTTGGTCCGTGATAGTGGCGCGCTCATCGGAGACCACAAGTCCACGTCGAGCATCGCCAAATGGGCTAAGACGGAAGCGGATTTGTTGGAGGACCCACAAGCCAATATTTACGGCAAGTGGGTCCTTCGGAAGTATCCCGAGCTGCACGCCGCGCTCGGGCAGTGGGAGTACATCCAAAGCAAGGGACCTAAGCGTTCCGAAGCCGTCATGGTGCCACTCCACCGCAGTAGGGTGGACGCCGAATTTGCGCGTATCGATGCCATAGCGGCGCAAATCGATGCGTGGCGCAATGCCGTATCAAGTGCCGAGCAATTACCATACAACCCTGAATCGTGCGAGAAGTACGGGGGTTGTGCTTACCGTCACATGTGCAACCTATCACCGGAAGAAAGCCTGAAATCATATGTCGCTCTTTGACGAACTGTCCGCCCCGCAAGCAACCCCCGCCACCATGCAAGGTCCTTCCCCCGGCGCAGGGGAGCAAGTCCATTCCCTCGCGGGTCTGTTCGTGCGAAACGCGCAGGGTCAGATCACGCATGCACTCAACGGCAAGCCCTTGCCGCCGCAGATTGTGGCGACGCAGCACGTAGCAAATCCCAAGGTCACGAATTCCTATTTCCCTCTCAGTGGGACGATCGGAATCGAGCTTGCCAATCTCTTGGCTTCCGTCGCTGATCAGTACGCGGCCAATCCCGCGGCGTTCGGTCCACAAGCCCCGATCCCTCCAGTCGTCCTCGCGGCCGCGCCGCAACAGTTCGCGGCCCCTCCCGCTGGCATGCAAGGGTGGGCTCCCGCCGGGCAGCAACCGCCCCCGCCCGCGGCACCCGCCCCGCAATTCCAGGCACCTGTGCCGATGCAAATGGCGCCTGCCCCGATGCAAGGCTCGGGGTACCAACTCCCGCAACCGAGCCCGGTCAATCCCCCCGAGAGCATCGGCAACCCCGTCCCGCCCTCGCCTGCTCCCGGACAGCCCGCGTCGTCCGATGCACCGAAGCGGCGTGGACGCCCGCCCAAGAACGCGGCGGCCCCTGCGCCCGCCGCGCCGGCCATCGTGATGCCCGCGGGCCCCGCCCCCGATATGACGGCCATCGTCACGATGCGCGACCCGTCACCCAAGATCGGAGACGACCAAAGGGACGGGGGCTTTACCATCTTGATCGACGCGCACCCGATGACGGGATTCGACGCCGAGCCCGTAGATCTCTCCCACTTCGTCAAGCTCGCTGGCGCGCGCATTCTCGCCGATCATAAGGTGGCGGATTACGCATTCATCGATTACAAGGGTGGCGCACTGCTGGCGCATTACGTGACGGAGGAAGTGCGAAAGCATCTTGCCGATCGTGACCTCGTCTTGCTCGTAAGCACGGCATCGCGCGAGACTTCCCAAGTGATCAATACCTTGCTCCCGATCGCGGGCGTGGTCGTCAAGGGGGTCCGATGAGCCCCGGCACGCGCGTCCAGCTCACGGAAGTAGGCATGCAACACTACCCCCGAACGGCCAATGAACGTGCGCAGAAAACGGGCGTCATCATTTGCCAGCTCCCTAGCGGGGCTATCGGCGTATCCTGGCCTTGGGGCATCGCGTTCAATACCCGAGCCGAGCTTACTAGGGCAAGCGATGGAACCTGATCCGCCCAAGCCCCGCGAGCGGGATAAAGCCGTGCGTCAAGTATACGGCTGTAAGCTCTGCCAGGAACGAGGCAAGCCCCGGAAATTCGCTACCATGGACGGGGCGCGCAACCATCTCGCCGCTTACCATGGATTGGAGGACAAGTGATTGCCGTCATCTCCCTTCTAGCCGTTGCCGTGCTTCTTTCGGGCATCGTCTTGGCGGATGCTCTCAGAAGGCTTGCCCTGGCGATCGATGAATTGGAATTCAACGTGCTGCTAAAACACTTTAGGTCCGAACACGCCGAAGACGACGAGGAAGACGAGGAGGTCAATTAACCATGATCTCCATGGGCCGTAAGTGGCGCTGGCAAGCCGTCATGTTTGATATCGTCGACATGCAAGGCGACATGCAATCTATCGCTGTGTTCTTTGCCATAGGCCCGTTGCGCATCTGTGTGGAGGGCGTTTAGTCGTGCAACCCCTGTCCATCGTCTCACGCTCTACGATAAAGGCGAGCGCGGACTTCCACCGCATTCGATCCTTGCCCCGTCGTGCGTGGGACGATGCGACGACGCAGCAAGCCGTGGCGTACTACACGCACAAGCTTCGCACGCCCGGGGGCAAGATGACTCTTCGCCCCTTGCAAGCCATCGCGTTGCATGAACTGGCCACGTGTCGAGGATTACTCGGGGCAATCAACGTAGGTGGAGGCAAGACGATTATTACCCTGCTCGCCCCTGCGATGGTGGGAGCGCGCCGGCCCGTGCTCTTTCTGCCCGCGTCCCTAATCGAAAAGACCCGCCGGGAAATGTCAGAGCTGTCTATGCACTGGCAGATTCCCCGATACATCGAAATGCAATCTTACGAAACGCTCGGGCGCGAGAACGCCGCGGAGTGGTTTGACAAGGTCCAACCGGACATGATCATTGGAGACGAGATCCACAAGGTCAAGAACAATAAAGCGGCCGTCACCCGTCGATTCATCCGCTACATGCGAGCGCGCCCCCAAACCTTTTTCGTGGGCCTTAGTGGCACGCTGTACCGAGATGATCTGGAAGATTTCGCGCACATCGCGGCGTGGTCACTCAAGCACAATGCGCCCGTCCCCTTTGACACGGGGGAGCTTATGGAATGGTCCGAGTGCTTGGGTGCGAAGCTCAATCCCTTGCGACAAGTCCACCCCGGGCCCTTACTCGAGTTGGTCCACCCCCCGCACCCCGACGATCGAGACACAGACGTCAATAGCGCAGCGCGTAAGGTGTTCCGCCGTCGCCTGGCCGATACCCCGGGATACGTCGCGTCACCCCCCGGGGAGGATGTTACGTGCTCTCTGCTTGTTCGTGGCATGACCTATAAAGTCAACGCCGCGACCGAGGCGAATTTCGCGACCCTCCGCACGACTTGGGAAACGCCTGATGGATGGGCGCTTACGATGGCTGTCGACTTGTGGCGCACGGCTAGGCAGCTTGCTTTAGGCATGCACTACGTGTGGTCTCCCCGTCCTCCCGTGCCTTGGATGGATGCGCGGAAGGCGTGGGGTAAGTACGTGCGCGAAGTGCTCTCACACTCACGGAGCCTCGACACGGAGCTACAGGTACGTCACGCCGTCGAGGGCGGACATATGCAGGGTCGCGAACTACTGGACGAGTGGAATCGTCGACACCCGACGTTCGCGATCAACAGTGTCCCAGTATGGCACGATGACAGCGCGCTAAAGCTCTGTGCCAAGTGGGCCGACACCAAGAGCGGACCGGGCATAATGTGGACGGAGCATAGCTTTTTCGCTCGCGAGCTTGCTAAGCAGACTGGTTTGGAGTATTACGGCGAACAGGGTTTGACCGATGGCGGCAAATCCATCTTTGACGCGGACCCTAAACGCTCTCTCATCGCGTCAATCAAAGCCAACGCCACGGGCCGGAACCTGCAGGCATGGGCTCGGGGCCTAGTGACGTCGCCCCCGACGGGACATGACACGTGGCAACAATTGCTCGGCCGCATGCATAGACCGGGGCAGTCGGCCGATACAGTGACGTTCGACGTCTTACAAGGATGCCGCGAGCATTGGGACGCCATGCAACGTGCCATTGAGCGCAGCCGCGTGACAGAGCAGCTCATGGGCGAGAGTAAGAAATTGCTCATCGCAGATTTGGTACTTCCATCCCCGAGCGAAGTGCGGGAATACGCCCGTCAAAGCGCGCGATGGGATAAGTCGAGTGGCAAAGCAGAGGGCGAAGACGATGAGTGATGCAATCATGTCCCCCGGGGAGATTAAATTCCGAGCTTACTGGTACGACCAGACCGAAGCGGTACTGACGCGGGATTGGGCTTGCTTGTCCGCATCGGGTCGAGAACGGTGGGAGCGCATTGCGACTACGGAGCAACTCTCGCGCGAGTCCAGTAAGCAACGAAGCCTAGGCCAAATCGCACACGACACATATTTCCGAAGCACGGCGAATGACGCGGGTAGTTGGTCCGATTTGTCCAAGAAAGCACAAGCGCCTTGGGAGCGCGTGGCGGATATCCTCAATCGCACCGTGCGGCACTTAGTCGCTAAAGAGGCAGGGGCCTTGCTCGCTGCAGCACTCCCGGGGGACAAATGAAAAACGCAGAAGGCTTTACGCTCGTGATCGATAGCGCGCATGTCGTGTCTCCCGTGAAGCGGGACCCTGACACGGGATTGGTCATGCTCGATCGGCGCAACCCGCCTTTCGAATCCAGTCCGGGCTTGCTCCCGGGAGATTCCCGCTTCGCGCTTTCTTTCGAGGACATCGCGCGTGATAACCGCGTGGACGAACGAGCCAAAGAAAAGATGCGTCAAGCGTGGGTTCACTCGGGGCGATTGCACTACACACGAATAAAGGAAAGGGAAGCATACACGAAAGCAATCATGGAAGCGCACGGATACGCTCTTACTGAGTACGGTTATCGCAAACACGACACGAACAAGAAAGCAGAGATCGACGCATGAATCCCTCCAATCCCTACGGATACCCCCCCGGTTACGTTCCCCAAGCGCCCGAGGCTCCCGCGCCCGGCTACGGATACCCCCCCGGTTACGTTCCCCAAGCGCCTGCGGCTCCCGCACCCGGCGCACACCCGGGGTACGCGCCGCCCCCCATGGCGCCCCCCGGCTTCGCGCCCCCGGGCCAAGCCCCTCCACCCCCCGCGCCGCTCCCTCCGTACGGTCCTCCGGGGTACGCGCAACCCCCGGGATACCCCGCACCGGTGCCCGGCGCACCCCCCGGATACGGTCCGCCGCAAGGATACCAAGCCCCGCCGAGTGCACTGGTCGATCCGAGCGCGCTCGCGGGCCTGAACGGCGCGCAGATGTACGAAAGCGGCAACTATTTCCCCTGTGAGACGGCGGAGGCAGATTGCCGCGTCGTGGACGTCATTCTCAAGAACAGCCAGAAAAACGGCGCTGTGCTCATTCTCGAGTTGGAGACGCTGCAAAGCACGTCAACCAACAATCCCCCGGGCAGCAAACACGGTGTGGTGTTCAAGCTCGCAAATCGTCAAGTCGCTTTCCCGCAATTGCTGGAGTGCGCGGGAGCTATCCTCGGGTATGACAAGTCCATCCCCGAACACTTCCAGGCAATCAACACCAAGCTGTCCGGAATGCTCGAACAGATTTGGAACGAGGCCTCTAAGGCTAAGACCTTCAACGGCAAATTGGTGCACGTGAGCACCTTCCCTCACCAGACCAAGGGCAACAAGGTCACAATCACAGCGATCAAATACTCGAAGGTGAAGCAGCCCGCCTAGTACGGGTCCAAGAGTGGCCACTACCTACCCTCATAAGGTGAAGTGTGGCGCTATTCCACGTTCGTCCAATTGGCAAGACAGCGGACTTTGAATTCGCTTACCTAGGTTCGAATCCTAGACGTGGAACCAACGATTACAATGGAGAGCAAGATGCCGATTTATGAAGCGCACTATCGATTGCCCCAATTGACGTCACGAGGCACGGAAGAGGCGACATTCGTGGTAACAGTCAAAGCCCGATGTTGGTACGATGCACGAGAATGGGCCAGGGGCAAGTACGGGGACAGCTTCATTGACATTTGCAACGCGCATCCGGATGTCCAAGGGTGGGAGTATGAGGCTCCCGCCGCACTCACGCTGATAGAGATAGCACGCGAGCACACCGAAACACTGGAACGACGCGCCTACGCCAAGGGCCGAGCCAACGCAGTAGAGGAAGTGTGCTTATACATTCTGGACGAGACTCTTAGGTGTACGTTCCCTAGCACACGCGCGTTTATCATTTCCCTCGTCGTTCGAGTGCGTAAGAAATTCGGTGCGCCGTGAAACAAATGCAAGTGGACGCACAGATGCGGGAGGACGAGTACTCCACTGATTCTGTAGCGGCGCACGAAGCGGCCGACAATGGAGAAGAGCACCTGCTAAAGCTCCGATGCATGAAGCGAGGATATCATCTCGCGCGCATCGGGGCGGATTCGAATTGTGTCTGCGGTACGCTCGTTCCACCCTCGGCCCCATCGCGCATCCGCCGTGCATAAGCAAATGTCGAAGGAAGAATTTGACGCGTTTGGAGGGCATCACATGATCAAGACATCCGCACCCTTGCCTGATGAGCCCAATGCCGAGCAACTGGCGCACATTTTCCGCAGACCTAACGGCGAGTTAGTGACGTACAGTCTAGACCATTTGGAGTTACTTGCGTATCATGGATGGGATATCGACGGGCGGCTAGTTGCTGTGGTGAACATGGAGGCTTACCCCGATACCCTTAGGCTGCTTTCGCTATGAGCGAATCCGGGGACACCCTTATGGGCCGGGACATCGTGGCGAAAGATTGGGAGCTATGCGGCTATGATCACACTTACGAATGGCCTTTCGCGGAACTCGAGATTCGTGCGCAACACGAACGCTTTGGGGAACCGCTCGAATGACCGTCACGCAATGGATCTGTTGGGACACTGAAACCGCGCTCATTCGCCCGGGCGTGACGGCTCCCGAGCTTGCGTGCCTGACCTATACGACCGAAGGCGCGGCGCGTGCGGGACGTCTTTCGGGTCGACACCCGACCGAATGGGACGCTCGCATCGCGGATCGATCCAGCGCGTTGCGTTGGATGCGCGCCATGCTCGAAACGCCATCCGTTGGATTTGTCGGGCACTACGTAGCCTTTGACTTCGCTGTCATGATGGCCAATGATCCATCCCTCGTGCCGCTTGTCTTCGCGGCGTACCGTGACAATCGCGTCACGTGTACCAAGCTCCGGGCGCAGCTCTTAGACATCGCGGCTGGCAAGTTTAGGGGCGGGTTCATTGACGGCGTGTACCGCAAACTGAACTACACCCTCGCAGATCTCTCCCGCCGCTACTTGGGATGGACCCTCGAAAAAGACGAGTGGCGCCTTCGGTACGGGGAATTCTTGGATGTGCCCTTGGACCAATGGCCAGAAGGCGCGAGGACGTATCCACTGCACGACGCTCGCGCGACGGCGGGCGTGTGGCTCGCTCAAGAGGAGCACGCGGGTAATAAGGCAGGATGGCTTGACGACCAGTTCCGACAAGCCCGTGCGCAATTCCGACTCACGCTTATTAGCGCGTGGGGTCTTCGCACGCACATCGATGGTGTAGCTAAGTTGGAAGTCGAAGTGGAGGAGCGCTTGACGGAGATCCAAGCCGAGCTAGTGCAACATGGCTTGGTTCGCTCGAACGGTACTCGAGACACCAAAGCCGCGGCGCGACGGATGATCGACGCGTGCAGGGAGCAAGGTATCACGGCGGATGGCATGTGGATCACTCCCGTCGTAGCGACGGAGGGATCGGAAGCACTGGCCAAGTCGGATTATTCCGCCTTCGTCACGCAAGCGTATGAGACTGGCAAGGGCGTGGCGTTGGACGCGGATACGTGCGAGCGCGTCGACGATTACGTGATGGGGCTGTATGCCGAGCTGTCCACCCTTGGCGCCGTCAAATCCAAGGATATAGTCATGCTGGATCAAGGCATGGATGGTGCGATACATACGCGCTTCGACATCGCGGCATCCGGCCGCAAGACCAGCAGTAAGCCGAACGTGCAGAATATCCGACGCTTGCCTGGCATCCGCGAATGCTTCGTGCCGCGGCCAGGTTTCGTGTACATGCAAGCCGACTTCCCGGGCTTGGAGCTAAAAACACTTGCACAGTGCGCGATATGGGTGTGCGGTTACAGTGAGCTTGCCAAGGCAATCAACGCCGGGCAAGACCCTCACCTAATGCTCGCGGCGGACATGCTCGGGCTAGATTACGACGAGTGCAAGCGCCGGCATAAGGCAGGCGATAAGGAAGTAAAGAACGCTAGGCAGCTCGCTAAGGTCGCAAACTTCGGTTACCCCGGCGGATTAGGGTATAAGACCTTCATTGACTTCGCACGCCCGCAAGGCGTTGTGCTTGACGAGGATGGAGCCAAGCGCCTCAAGCAACAATGGCAAGGCCGTTGGACCGAGATGCGGGAATACTTTCGCATCGTGGGCAACATGTGCGACACCCCGGAAGGGTACGCACACAGCGTAAAGCAATTCGGCTCCAACCGCGTGCGAGGCAAGTGCAATTACACGCAAACGTGTAACACTTGGTTTCAAGGCTTGGGTGCGGATGCCATGAATGAAGCAGGCTTCCAGGCCGCTTGGGAGCAATACGTCGACACGAATAGCCCCTTGTTCGGTACGCGCACCGTGAACGACATTCACGACGAGTTGATAGGCGAGGTCAAGCCCGAGCACGGGCACGGCGCCGCGCATCGCTTGGCCGAGGTCATGCGCATCGGGGCCAATCGTTGGTTACCTGATGTTCCATTCAAGCCCTCAGAGTTGGAACCGGTGCTCATGACGCATTGGTCCAAGAACGCCGGAACACATTACCATGACGACGGGCAGCTACTCGTGTGGGACGGCCAAGACGATTGCTCGCTGTGTAAGGCGTCACTTATCTCTCTCTGGCATCCCTTGACCGGGGAGCACGTGTCTAAAGAGATTGCGGGTAAGGGCGCGTGCGCTAGGCACGAGTGGAAGAAAGCGGGTTGACATGATCGATCGAGACTTTGAAGCCAAGCGCGGAATCTACATCGCGGCGCCCTACCACGAAGCCCCGAACGTGCGAGGCTTCCACGCCGTCATCCGTGAGCTTGGAGGCCATCCGATGAGCACATGGGCCGAGAAGTCTTGCTTTTATGGGACCCGGACTACTCGGGACACGAAACGTACATTGAATGTGCGTTCGCGATGTCCCTGCATAAGCCGATCGTCAAGGCT